CAGGAATTGGAACAACTTTTAGTAGATGGAGTGGTAGTGCTTGGGTTCCTATTGCAGGTGTAAAGGACTTTAGCGGCCCTTCATCTACAAGAGAAACATACGATACCACTGATTTTGATTCAAATGCCGGTTATAGAGAGTTTATCGGTGGTCTAAGGGATGGTGGTGAAGTAACTTTTACTTTTAATTTTGATAAAACAGGATATACATCATTAAAATCAGATTTTGAAAGTAATGATCCTGTTTGGTATCAATTAACATTACCTGATTCTACTGCAACAACACTGGAGTTTCAAGGATTAGTAACAGGTATTCCATTAAATGTGCCGCTTGATGATGTTGTAACTATTGATGTTACTATTAAAGTTTCAGGGGAAGTTGATGTTGATCCTAGTAGTAGCCAAAATCCGTAATAATAAATAAAGAAAGGGCTTAATCATGGCTTTATTGAAAAGAGAAGATTTTTTAAAACAAGATGATTTTAAAATAGAAAAAGTAACATTAGGGGATGGTAATTTTGTATATGTTAAAGAAATGTCTGCAAAAGCAAAAGAAGATTATCAAAGGTCTTTAATGGAAGTAACTTTTGATAATAATGGTAAACCAAAAACTAAGCAAAAAACAGAAGATTTAAATGCTAAATTAGCTGTTTGTACTATGTGTGATAAAGAAGGAAATTTAATTATGAAACCTGATGATGCACATAAATTAAGTGGTTATATAAAAGCATCTAAATTAGAAAAAATTGTAGAAGCATCCACAAAAATTAATGCTATGAATGTTGATGCTGTGGAGAATGAAGTAAAAAACTGAAAATGCGGCCTGAGCGGAGGTTTTACTTTCGCTTATGCCGCCTTATAGGTTGCGAACATCCAAACAGATTATTAGAAAAAATGACTGCAAGTGAATTAATGGAATGGGTTGCTTACAATAGGTTGGAACCGATAGATACAGAATGGAGAAATGAATTAAGAAATGGTACATTAATAAGCTCGATAGTAAATACTTTAATTCGTATAAATACGATAAAAGGTAAACCAAAATTATATAAGCCTGATGATTTTATGATAAATTTTGATAAGGAAAAAGAATATCCCGATGAAAAAACACTGGCTAAAAAACTTAAAACTTGGGCTATGGCTAAGAAAAAAGGAAAATAAATGGCTGATTTAGGAACATTAAAAGTACCACTGGTATTACAGTCGTCTAAATTTGTTACTGGTATGAGATCAGCCCAGATAGCAATAAATCAGTTAGAAGGTAAAACTAAAAATTTATATAGAAACCTATCTAATATTGGTAATGCCCTTACTATGAATGTTACCGTACCTTTGACTATTATGGGTGGTGCTGCTGTTAAGGCTTTTTCTGATTTTGATTTAGAACTACGGAAAATTTCTAAAACAGTCGAAGCCAGTGATGAATTTATTAGGGATTTAGGTGGTTCTTTCATAGAATTATCACAGGATATTGGTGTTTCAAGAACATCTTTAAGTGAAACTGCTGTTGCAGCGGGGCAATTGGGTGTGGCTGCTAAAAATTTAGAGATTTATACTAAAGTTGCCACTGATATGGCGACAGTTTCTACACTTACAGGGGAAGAGGCCTTAACTGGTTTACAGCGTATTACTAAATTAACAGGCACAGCAGAAAGGGATTTTAAAAAAGTTGGTGATACAATTGTTGAAGTAGGTATTAATTTAGTAACTAATGAAGAACGTATTATTGATGCGGCAACAAGATTAGCAGCTACAGGTAGAACAGTAGGACTAACAGCAAAACAAGTAATTGCTTTGTCTGGTGCTGTTACATCTGTTAGAGATAGAGTGGAATCAGGTGTTACTGCTTTAGATAGAGTATTATCGACAATGATTAGTGCCACAAAAGAGGGTGGTGAAAGACTTGAATTATTTGCTCATGTAGCAAATATGACTGGGCAACAATTTAAAAAGACATTTGAAGATGATGCTATGAGTGCCATTAAGCAATTTATTAAGGGGGCAAGAGATTTTGAACAGCGTGGTGGTGATATTGGTGCGATTTTAAAGGGATTAAAAATATCAGGTGTAAGAACAGTTCAAACAGTACGTTCATTAGCTTCTGGGTATGAAATTCTTGAAGATGCTATTAGATTGGCAAATAAGGGTTGGGAAGAAAATTCTGCATTAACACGTAGAGCGGAAAAAGTATATGGTTCTGTTACTCATCAGATGAAATCTTTGTGGGAAACAATTAAAAATACAACGGCCTTATTAGGAGAAGCCTTTCAAGATTCCATCAAAAATATGATTACTATACTAAAAAGATTCTTAGTGATTATACAAGAATTGGTTAAACAATTTGCTAAGTTACCCCCATTTGTTAAAAGTACTATTGCTACATTTTTAACATTAGTGGCGGTAGCAGGGCCTTTAATTGCAGCGGCCGGTTTAATAGGAAAGGCATTTGCTTTTATAAAAGTAACTTTAGCAGCAGTTAGTTTGTCTATGGGGGGTGTTTTAGGTATCATAGCTGCTATAACAGTAGCAATTGCTGGTTTAACACTTGCTTTAAATAGAAATAAATCTGCTTTGGCTGAAGAACAAAAATCGATGAATGGGCTTTTTGAAAATCTTAAAAGGATAAATGTACGTTCTGATGAAAGAAAGCGTTTAATTAATGATATAAATAATATTTATGGGGAATATTTAGACAATACTTTAGAAGAATCAGATAATTGGTATGAAGTTTATAAAGCGCAGAAAAAAGCTAATGAAGAGTTAAAACGTAGGGAAAAAATACTCGCTGGTGAAGAGAATTTAAAAGATGTATTAAAAGATGAATATAATAACAGACAAAAAATATTAAACATAACATCAAGAGCTGAAGATGCACAAATCCAATTAAATGAAGCATTAAAAACATATAAAAAAGAATCTGGAGTTGATTTATTTGGTAAAACAAATAGGCAATTAAGTCAAATTGGGGTATCACCAAATAATCCTTATAATGATTTACTAAATACTATAGTAGAAACATCCAGACGATTAACAATTTTTAAAAATGATTTAAAATGGGCTTTTAAAAGCAATGAAAAGTATGTAGAAGAAATAATAGAAAAAATACAAAATATAGGGAAATCAGGTGCTGAACTTTTAGTTTCATCTGTAGATAAAAATACTCTTAAAAGAATATTTAAAGATATTGATTTATATAAAACTTTTGGAGAAGAAATTGGTAGGGTAATAGCTAAAGGACTTGCCCCTAAGATACCAATAAAACCTGATTTTGAATTAGATGAAAAATATTTAAATATAACCGAAAAAGAATTACGGGATTATTTTGATAAGAATATAATAAGTGTACAGGTTATTCCAAAAATATCTGGTATAAAATTTCTCAATGATTGGGATTTGGGTTTAAGAAAAACTTTAAATAGGGAATGGGAAGAAATTAGCCAAGATATAATTCCAGAGCCCATAGAACAAAAAACTGAACCAAATTTCGACTTTGAAGAACTCAAAAGAGCTGAAAAAATATTCCAAAATATAACAGATAGTTTAGCGCAAGCAGTAATATATGGTCAAAATTTCAAAGAAGCTATGGTAAATGCTATTAAAGCAATAGCGGCCCAATTGGCAGCAAAAGCATTATTATTTGGTTTACTACTTCCTTTTGTAGGTGGTTCCGGCGTAAGCGGTTTAGCAACTATTCTGACAGGTAAAAAAGATGCTGGTTTTTTTGATTATCTTTTCGGTGGTTTTAGAGCAAATGGTGGGGCTGTTTTTGCCGGAACAAGTTATGCGGTTGGTGAACAAGGGGCAGAAATCTTTACCCCAAATGTATCGGGTTCAATTACACCTCACAATGACATCATAGGCACATTAGAAAAGGGCTTTGGTGGAATTATAGAAAGTTTTAAACAGGGCATACCAATTTCTGGTGGTATAATGAAATTCAACAAAGATGGATTAGTCGAAGTGGTACAAGATGGAACTATAGAAAGAAATGCAAGACGTAGAAGTGCTTGGGGTAATTAATGAGTGATTTTAGGGAAATAAAATACCCCATAAAAATTCAATTTAGAACTAATGAAGATTCATCTTCTGATTGGGGTTCTGATATGAGTAAATATATAATCTCTTTTACTGTGGACAATAAAGTAGAAGATAAACCATTTTTATTTGTTGAAAATGAAATAAGAATTGATTTTTGGGATTTTGATGGTGGTTTTATTCAAAATATATGGAGTGAAAACATAACAGAAGTAGAAATCAGATTTATAGATTCAGATGGTATAAAATTTTTGGGGTATTTGGAAATTCCTTCATTTACTAATAAAAATATTGCTTTAGGGATAGAAAGAAATACTAATAGAGGTACTTTATATTTTGGAACAAATCTAAAGAAATACAATAATACAATCCATTTAGATGATACTATACATGCTAATATAAATAGTGATAACCCTTATATTTTATATACACCTAGAGGGGAAAGATTTTTAGGGAAATGGGCATTATTAAAAGATTTATTATCTTTTGTTGCAGGGGATTTAGAAGTGGATTATTCAGATTTACCTATAAATACTGATGACACTACTATATCCGGTGATGTTTGGGTCAATATTAATTATTTTAAGCAACAAAAAAAAGAAAATACTTCGTATAAAGTTTATATGGTAAGTGTTATGTCTTTTTTAAAAGATGTAGCTAAACTATATAATTCTTATGTTTATTATGATTATATAAATAAAAAGTTAATATTTAAAAGAAAACAAAAAAATACAGATGATTTTACTTTATTAGATTTTAAGTTTTTTAAATATAATAGAAAGGTAAAAAATAGTCCATATAGTGGGATATTTATGATTAATCCCAATCCTGTAGATGATAATATTTCACGATATACTAAATATGATTCCAATGGTAATTTTCTATTTGATAACAAAAAATTAAAAAATGATGGTAGTGGGGAAACGATTAGAAGAGATTTAGATGGGAATATAATTAAAACTACTGTTGATTCTATTTTTACGAGTAATGATAATGAAGAAACTTATTTAATTGGTGAAAAAGAAAATGCTTTAGAAGTTAATATTAATTTGCTTTCTTTTATAACAAAAGGAAATGATTATGATACTTTAGATGATTCATCTACTTATTATAGATTTATTTTACGAAAATATTTAATTGATAATTATTTACAATATTTATCCCCTATTGTTACTTATGAATTAATTTCGAAAAAATATATTCCGACAGTTGGTAATAATTATAAATTATCAGATATGGAAAATTTAGATGGTTATATATCATCTTTAAATTATGTAAGAACAAATAATAATGAAGAAATAAATTTTGAATTTACAGTTATTAAAAAATTTGAAGCGGAATTTTTTTATTTATAATAAGAGGTATTAAATGGCTAATTATTTTGGTAATCAAGGTTCCAGAGTTATTCTTATTAAAGAAAATGGTGGAACAACTTCTTATGATATTCCCTCACCTCAAGAGATGACAGAAAACCCCTGGAAAATTGTTCAGCAACAAGATAGGGATATTAATAATATTTTAAGAGTTGATGAATTATTATTTTTATATCAAAATACAATGTCTTGGACAAATTTAACAACTACTCAATTTCAAAATTTATTAGCTATTTTGAATTTTAAAACTAACGACACTAAAAAAATTAGATTTTTCCCCCATAAAGATATGTTAGAAAATCATTTTAATATTGTTATCACCCAAGGAAGCCCAGGATTATTTTCCAAAGTACCTTATGATGCTTTTACATTGACATTTACAAGTGAAGATTATTTAAATAAAATAGTAGACCCGCAATTAGTTGGTACATCACAACAAATAGATATTGGTGGTACTTATTATGGTGTTGGCGAAGATTTAGAAATAGATTAAGAAAGGATATAAAATGTCAGTTTATAAAGTAAAAATATCGACAAGTATAGCCGATGCAACCAGTGGGGATAGTGCTGCCTTAGTACCTAAATCTTCTTCTTATCCTACTAATGCTATTGCTCTTACTGATGCCAATAACGATGGTTGGTGGTTATCGGCTGATCAAAGTTCTTCTAATACTATAGGTGATTATGATTTATGGGTAGATACTGGTAGTGGCTATG